AGGGTGGTAGTAGAATATTTCAGTGGGGCTGGAATCCTGTAGGAGGGTCTACTAACGATGGACTTACTCCAAACAATCTGGCACCAGAAGCTCAGGTAGGTAGCGTAACAGTAACAATAACTTAGGGGTATAAAATGTTTAAAAGTGATGCGGATGGTATAGCCAAAAAAGGCAAGACTGAAGGCAAGAATTTAGGTAATAGTGGTTCAACAGTTGCTGCAATGAAGGGCAAAACTAAGAAAAAGGGCGTTAGCTCTATGGCTATGAAGGAAATGGGTCGTAACTTGGCTCGTGTAGCAAATCAAAAAGCTGGGAGAGGTAGATAATGGCTAAATTTTCTAAAAAAGTAATGGGTAAAGAGATTGGAGACGCTTCTGTCTACGCTCCTCCACATACTATGGAAGGCAAAGCTATGACCACGGCTAAAGACGCTGTTACTAAGACTGGAAATGGTTTAGACAAGATTAACATTTCTGTTGGCGGTATTAGCAAAGGTAACTACCCAGCTGATAACAAAAACGGTGAAATGAAGCAACGTGGATCTGGCGCAGCTACTAAAGGGTTTACCTCTAGAGGACCAATGGCGTAATGAACTACACAGAATTAACTTCTGCAATTAAAGGGTTTGCTGAGAACGATTTCCCAGCAACGGTAGGAACATTTACGTCTGCGCAGCAGATTGCTCGTTTTGTGCAGTTGGCGGAGCAACGCATCTATAACATGGTGCAGTTACCTGCTATTCGTAAAAATGTTACAGGTAACATGACAAGCGGCAATCGGTTCTTAGCGACTCCCTCAGACTGGTTATCGACCTTTAGTCTGGCAGTAATTAACTCTGCCAATGAAACTAGCTATCTGCTAAATAAAGACGTTAACTTTATCCGTGAGTCTTTTCCTGATACAGACGCAGCTTTCTACGCCAAACCAGAGTATTACGCTGTTTTTGACGATAACACCTTTATTCTTGGACCTACCCCAGACGCTAGTTACGCTACAGAACTGCATTATTTCTATTACCCAACATCGATTGTGACCGCTGGTACGTCTTGGCTTGGAACAAACTTTGACTCTGCTCTTTTATATGGGGCTTTATTAGAGGCAGCTTTATTTATGAAGTCAGACGCTGATACAATGACAGTCTACAAAGCCCGTTATGACGATGCAATGGTAGAACTTAAACAATTAGGTGATGGTAAGAACCGTCAAGACGCATACAGAAGTGGACAAGTAAGGTATCCAGTCAGATGATTAGCGTACAAGGGCTAGGCGAGTCTAGCGGTATTCAAGTATTCACAAAAGACCACGGTGGCTTTACCCCAGAGGAAGTCGCTGAACGGGCATTAGATAAAATCATTCAGGTAGGGGATCAGTCTCATCCCTTGGTTCGGGAGCAGGCAACTGCTTTTAGGAATCATATTCGGGAAGTATTAGTTTTTTACATGAATGAAGTAGTAAAATTTGACCGTGTAACACTAGCTTACAAGCTAAGGGAAGCTGGTCATCCTGAATTAATTAAACTTTTAGAGGAGTAAATCATGGCATTTACGGGAAATTTTATGTGTACCAGCTTCAAAGTAGAGCTAATGCAAGCAGTTCACAACTTTACGGCTAGTACTGGTAATACTTTTAAACTAGCTTTATATGACAACACAGCGTCATTTACTGCTGCAACTACTGCTTATACAGCAACCAATGAAGTAGCCAACTCTGGTACTTACTCTGCTGGTGGCGGTACGCTGACTAACGTAACCCCTGTTTCTACAGGAACTACAGCGTTTACTGACTTTGCTGACCTCTCGTTTACCACTGCAACCATTACAGCTTATGGCGCATTGATTTATAACGATACCGCAGCTGGCAATCCTACTGTTTGCGTACTAGACTTTGGCGGTGCTAAGACATCGACTTCGGGTACGTTTACGATTGTGTTTCCAACAGCAGATGCAACCAACGCTATTATCCGCATAGCCTAGGAGCCATAAATGGCTCTTGTTTTAAAAGACAGGGTTAAAGAAACCTCTACCACTACTGGTACGGGAACCTTTACTCTTGCGGGTGCTAGTACAGGGTTTCAAGCCTTTTCTGTAATTGGAAACGGCAATACAACCTATTACACCATCGCTCTTCAAGGTGGCTCTGAATTTGAAGTAGGGATTGGGACATACACGCTTTCTGGCACGACATTAAGCCGAACAACAATTTTAGCGTCTAGCAATAGTGGTAATGCAGTTAACTTCTCAGCGGGAACTAAAGACGTATTTTGCGACTACCCAGCGGGGAAGACAGCCATTCAGGATGCTAGTGGTTCTGTTCAAAACTTAGTTTTTGAAGCAACCAATGGACTTTTTGTTAATAACATGACGGTTGGAGCGAACTACTCAATTCCAAGTGGATATTCAGCCAGTTCAGTAGGAGCAGTAACAATTTCGAGTGGAGTAACAGTAACGGTGCCTTCAGGGAGCCGTTGGGTAGTTTTGTAAATGTTTGGCTTTTTCCCGTTTTCGGCTGCGCCTTTCTCGGATTTAGGGGGGGCAAGTGTAAGTGTTGCACTCACTGGAGTTAGTGGCACTGGACAGGTAGGAAGCGTAACGGTAGCGGCTGGAGCAAATGTTTCAGTTACAGGATTAAGTGCTACAGGACAGGTCGGTAGTGTCACTGTAGAGGCTGGAGCTAGTGTTTCAGTAACAGGTGTTAACGGTACAGGAGATGTAGGTTCAGTAGTCGTTACGGGAACAGCGGTTGTAAGCGTAACAGGCGTTTCCAGTACAGGACAAGTAGGAAGCGTTGCAGTCACAGGTACAGCAGTTGTTGATGTTACAGGTCTACAAGCCACAGGGTCGGTAGGTAGTGTTTCAGTACAGGCAGGTGCAGATGTAGCGGTTACAGGTGTTTCTGGGTCTGCTCAAGTTGGGTCTGTAACTGTAAACGGAACAGCGGTTGTAGACGTAACAGGCGTGGTAGGGACAGTCGCAGTAGGCATAGTCACCGTTAATGCAGATGCTAATGTTAACGTAACAGGATTACAAGCTACTGGACAGGTTGGAAGTGTTCTTGTTCAGACTGACGTAATAGTCAATGTAACAGGAGTTGTTGGGACAGTTTCAGTTGGTAGCGTAGCAGCAAACGGCACGGCTGAAGTCCCTGTAACGGGTTTAGGAGCAACAGGAAGCGTTGGAAGCGTTACGGTAGAGGCTGGTGCTATCGTAGGTGTAACGGGTGTTTCTGGGGCTGGGGAAGTCGGTTCAGTTACTGTTATACAGAGTGCTTCAGTTAATGTAACGGGAGTAGCGGGAACAGGACAGATAGGCGATGTAGTCATTCCTGTCAACGTTACAGGACTTCAGGCTACAGGATTTGTAGGATCTGTCATCGTACAGATTGGCATGGATGTAAACGTAGTCGGTGTACAAGCGGTAGGACAGATTGGAACGGTGTCTTTCTGGATCACAATTGATGATTCTCAGACACCAAATTGGGTATCCATTAATGATGGACAAACACCTACTTGGACTGATATTATTGACACACAAAGTCCTAATTGGGCGGAAATAGCAGCATAAGGATATTATGGCATCTACATATAGTGACCTAAAAATAGAGCTTATTGGCACAGGAGACCAGACGGGTACCTGGGGATCCACGACTAATAACAACTTCTCCATAGCCATAGGCGAAGCTATTACAGGATCAGCGGATGTTGCTTTCTCTAGCGCAGACGTTACTCTTACCTTAACCGATACAAACGGCTCACAATCCGCCCGTAACCTACGTTTAAACCTAACAGGAACGTCAGGCGGTGCTCGGAATCTTATTCTAGGATCAGGCTGTCAGATTGAAAAGCTCTACCTTATTAATAACGGCTTGGCAGATGCTGTCACGGTAAAGAACACTTCTGGTACAGGAATAGCAGTCCCCGCAGGTAAGTCGATGTTTGTGTATAACAACGGCACGAACGTGGTTGAAGCGGTAAATTCTGCGGTATCCATGCAGACTACAGGCAACGAAACAATTGGTGGAAACCTTGCAGTTACAGGAACGTCAGCTTTTACAGGGGCAATTACAGCGGCAGCGGATGCTACTTTTGGCGGCACAGGGCAAATCAAACTGCCAGTAGGAACTACGGCTCAACGCTCAAGCAGCCCTGCAAACGGCATGATGCGGTATAGCACAACTGAAAACAGCTTTGAAGGGTATCAAGCTGGAGCATGGGGCGGGATTAGCGGAGCGCAGGCTAACGGGGTTATCTTTGAAAACAACGTTACAGTTACCTCAAGCTATACGCTAACGACTAGCAAAAACGGTTTTTCAGTAGGACCAATCACGATTAATTCTTCTGTCACAGTTACCGTTCCAAGTGGACAACGCTGGTTAATCTTGTAATGAATCACTACACTTACTTCTTAACTGCTAAAGAGCCGTTCAATGGTATGAAATACTACATTGGCGTTCGTTCTTGCAAAAATAGTCCTGAAGAAGATAAGTATTTAGGTAGCTCAAGAGTTATTAAACGCAACAAAATTGCTGTAGATAAGCATATTTTGGCTACTTGGGACAGCCGTAAAAAAGCCGTAAGTCATGAAATTCTGTTGCATGATTGCTTTAATGTGGCGGTTAACAAAGAGTTTTTTAACCAAGCATTGCAAACCGCAGTAGGGTTTGATACTTCAGGTATGTTATCGCCAATGAAAGGCAAAAAACATACAACTGAAACAATTGATAAAATGCGTGAATCAAAATTAAACCAAAGTTTTGAAACAAGACAAAAAATATCAAATACCTTAAAAGGTCATGTTGCTTGGAACAAAAATATTTCACCAACAGATGATGCAAAATACAAGATGAGCCAAGCAAAACTTGGTAAAATATGTTCTGTAGAGCATCGTTTAAATATATCTAAGGCAAAAAGTAATATTTCTGAAGAAACTCGTAAAAAACTAAGTGATTCTGCTAAAAGGTATTGGGAACAAAAACAAATGAAGGAGTTAAATAATGTCTAGTATTGTTCTAAGTGGGGACACGAGTGGTTCTGTCACCGTCAGCGTACCAGCAGTAGCGGGAACAAACACCGTTACGATACCTGCAACCACAGGAACTGTTATGGTTTCTTCTAATATGCCAGCGTTTAGTGCTTACAATTCCACAACACAAACACTTGCATATAACACAGTAACAAAAATTACATTTAATACTGAAACATTTGATACTAATAATAACTTTGCTTCTAGTAGATTTACTCCTACTGTAGCTGGATATTATCAAATTAATGTAAAATTATATTTTGTTGGCACAGCACTTAGAAATTACTATTTTCTTAATCTTTTGTATAAAAATGGAGCAGTAATAGCAATTGCTTCAGTATCTATTTATCAATTAGGCTCTGGAGTAGAATTTAGTGCATTTCAATCAGAATTAGTTTATATGAATGGCACAACCGATTATTTAGAAGTATATGGTTATCAAGTTGATTACACTTCGTCAGCTTCTATATCAGTAGTTGGCGGTAGTGGTTATTCTTCGTTTAACGGCTCATTAGTAAGGGCAGCATAATGACTCTACATAAAAAAATTATGGCTCTGTATTCAAGCCTAACAATAGAAGATTTTATTCCAAGTACAGGGACAATTCTTTTACAAAACGATTCAGACGGCAAAGGCGATTACATTGCCAAGTGGGAACACCCTACACTAGCTAGACCAACAGATGAGGAATTAGCATAATGCCATATGGAAATATTAATGTTGATACTATAACAACTTCTACTACTGGTGGTGTGCTTGGTGCTGGTAACGCTTCTATTATGAAGAACCGCATTATCAATGGTGCGATGGTAATTTCACAAGGTGCGGCTGCTGCAACAATTACCCCAGCAGTTACTTCTGCTTATGGTACTAATTATCCTGTAGATAGATGGCAAGTGATTGTTGGTGCAGCATCTAAATTAACAACAGCACAATCTTCTACTGCGGCAACAGGATTTAACTTTTCTACTTTAATTACCTCATCTTCTACTTATACAGTTGGTGCTGGTGAAGTATTCAGTATTACCCAAAAAATAGAAGGCTTTAATACTGCTGATTTAGCTTTTGGTACAGCCAATGCTTTAACTGTAACTCTGTCATTTTGGGTTCGTTCAAGCCTAACAGGTACTTTTGGTGGTTCGTTGCAAAATTCTGCGGCTAGTCGTTCTTATCCATTTAGTTACACAATTTCTGTTGCAAACACTTGGGAACAAAAAACCATTACTGTTGCTGGTGATACTTCAGGTACTTGGATTGGTGCTACTAACGGAGTTGGTTTAACTGTAAACCTTGGTCTTGGAGTAGGGTCTACTTATAGCGGAACAGCTAATACATGGGCAGCAGCAGATTATCGTTCAGCCACAGGAGCAACATCCATAGTAGGAACAAACGTAGCAACCTTCTACATTACTGGAGTTCAGCTAGAAGTAGGAAGTAGTGCTACTGGATTTGAATATCGTCAGTATGGTACAGAGTTAGCTTTGTGTCAGAGGTATTTCCAAAGATTAGGTTCTTTATCAGGCGGTTATGTTGCTTTTGGCTCAGGTCGTGGCAACGGCAGTACAACTGTTGTTTGTTATTTTAAATATACAACTCCTGTAAGAGCTACTCCAACAATTAGTCAATCAAATACAGCAATTAATTACCCAGCTCAAGCTGCTGTTACTAGCTTTGGTTCAATTTATTATGGAACTGATAGTGCTGGTGTTGAACTTACAACTGCCGATACAGTCGCTAGTGGAACAGCCTTAGTTTGGCTTGGCAATGCCACTTCATCTGCGTATGTAGATATTTCTGCGGAGTTATAAAATGTATCAACAAGTTTATTCAAGCATAGAAAAAAAAGTATCTACATTTCACATTCGTAGATTATCTGATGGCGGTATTATTCCATTCGACCCAGACAACACAGACTACCAAGCATACCTAAAATGGGTAGCTGAAGGCAATACACCATTACCAGCGGAGAATACATAATGCCTATCACGATTGACGGAACAGGAACAATATCAGGCGTTAGTGCTACTGGTATTACTACTGCACAAGAAG